TATATATATTCTATGCAAGTACCTATTACTTCAGAGAATTCAAAACGATCAATGGCGACTGATCCAGCCATTGCACGCGCTAGACCATCTAGATACCGAAAAGCCCGTAAGGCCGCGTATCGTGCGCCCGCAAAGAAATATGCTGCTGCTGGCCGTAGACAGCCTCGTACGCAACAAATTTCTAAGGAACTTGCAATTAAAGTTCCTGATTGTGCTGTGCATTATATTGATTCATTGTTTGACCCATGGGATACTCCGGCAGGAGTTTGTATTCCAGCTGGACAATTTCCAATTCCATCACAAAAAGTTAAAGTTCATCTTCGTGGAACTTTTGCATTAGGAACTTCTGGTTACGGTTATATTACATTTTCTCCATGTATTGCTTCTAATCTTCCATCTTTGACTGTAACAAACACAAATTCAGCTGGAACAGCAGGATCTGCATTTAATGCTTATACTAATTTAACAACTGTAAATTTCAATCGTTTGCCGTTCGATACTACTGATTTATTAGCAAAGACTGTTCAAGGTCGTGTCGTTGCTGCAGGTGTCCGCGTTCGTTATGCTGGAACAGAAGATAGTCGTTCAGGAATTTATTTATCTATTGAAGAACAAGATCATAATACTCTTGTTAGTGAGGCTTTTAATACTCTTTATACTTATTCAAATGTGAGATCTTCACGTCCTGCCGGAGATGGAAATTGGGATGCAAGTGTTTCTTACAGTGGTCCAACATCTCCACAAATGGTTGAATTTGATGTTGATTCTTATCCAATTTCATCTCCAGCAGCAGATTCTGTTCCATTTGTTATTGCTTGTCAAGGTAAAGCTTCAGATCCAATGGAATATGAAGCAGTTGTTCATATTGAATACATTGGAAGTAAAGTTCCTGGCAAAACTCAGTCGCACGCTGATACTGTTGCTTATGGTAAAGTTCTTGAGTCTGCAAAAGAAATTTCTGCTCGTGAACCTTTAACTCCTGAAAATAAAACTGAAGGAAAACAAAGTTTCTTTTCCAAACTTTTGGATACTTTGCCGCAAATGGTTAATGTTGGAATGGGAATTGCATCATCTATTGCAACACGAAATCCTTTACCACTTGTTGGATCTTTGTCCGGAATGGGTCAAAATTTGTTAACACAATCATCTCAACCAAGATTAACAGGTCGACAACGGATGATCATGGCATAAAAAAACAATTAAAAAATAGCCAAAAAAGATTAAATATATTTTTTTTGAATTTGTCTCGCTATTGTGTTGCGAATCAATGTAATTCCGTCGCTAGGTCTTCCCGTGACAGCGAGCAGTCCAGCGCGCGATAGCGCTGGTCGCAAAGCGTGAAGTCCGATAGGACGTAACGCTGCGAAAGAATTCATCGCAGCAAGTCGGGCCGCAGGTGAGCTTGTCGAACCGAGCGAAGCGAGCCCGACGCGCAACATTCATATATTTCGGATCATTTCGAATATATCATCGTCTTCAGACAATATATTATCAGATTCAGTCGATAATTCATTTATAACAACTAGTTCGCTAGGCGATAGTTCTAAAATTCCATCCGAATATTCAGCAATCTCCTCCAGAGCCGTAGGATCAGTATTACGAGATTGCAGATATCCCTGGATACCGTCGATCATGTCGACGTGTTCCTTTTTATGTTCGGTTGCCGAATTCGTAGCGAATTGCGGTAGAAAGAAATCCTTTTCACTTTCGTCAACATTAAGAACATTATCGGATTTAATTGAGCTCAGTTCAGAACCCGAAGGGTTCAGAGCTCTATCTGAATCCAAAACGTGTTTATCCATACATTTGATAACCCATCGGTCGTTAGACATAGATGACGTTTTTGGTGGCCAATTCGCAAAACATATAACATGTGGCGAATTAAAATACTTCGAACACGAATTGTATTTTGCTGAGAAAATCATACCATTTTTCAGCGATTCAATTACTTGATAATTGATACGTTCTTCAGTCGTACGTGAGTAATCGAAGATTACGATTGGTTCACCATTGTACGCAAAAGCAATATCTTTTGATGAAGCGTTTTCAAACCTGATAGCCTTGTGTTTAGCAACAAGATATCTAGACATCCAGGTTTTACCGATGTTGCCAGTTTTTTCGTAAATCCAAATGACTTTACGATCATCAGCTTTAAATTTAGTAACTTGATTAACTAAATCTGATTGCCAATCGCGAAGTTTGCAGTCGTCAAAAGACTGTTCAAATTCCGTTTTCATAATTCGTTCTTTTTCAGCACGAATTAATCTATCAATACCTGCATGGTATTTAATCGCTTCTTCTGGATACGATTCAGCAAACTCAGAGAAATCTGGTTTGTCTTTAATGAAATCGTGCATTTCATGCCAATCAGTCCGTGATCCAGGAGTTTTCATTTTGTGTAAAACCTCTATATATTTGGATCCGTGAATTGCAACAGCAGCAATGTCTGTTGTTTCTTCTTTCTTCGCGTAGTTTATTTGACGATCGCGCATGTCTTCGTATTTTTCTCCTTTTCTGTAAATCGGTTTTCCGATGCTTACAGTACTCTTTTTTTTAAGCGTAGGATCTAATCTAGCTTTAATTGTTGATTCAGCTAACGGAGTGCTAAATTCAATATATCCTTGTAAATGTGGGGTGCCATTTTCAGCACCAATTTCGAATCCGAAAATTATATAATCACATTTATCTGCAGGAATATTTTTTAAATATTCTACATTTTCAACTGTATAGTTGTTCCATGTAAAAACAGCGTTTCTTGTTTTTGTTCCAACTGGAATTCTGTCTGGTCGTTCAGCCATTTTGCTCACGTATATAAATGTAGCAAAAAGAATCTTTAAATTAAATTATTAATTAATTAATTATTTTTTATATCCAAATTTTGGCTACAAGGCAAAATTATATATACCTCTGTAGCAATTTTATGTAGCAAAAATTGTATTAATTATTTTTTATTTTTTATTTAAAATAATAATATTTGTATATATATATTCTATGCAAGTACCTATTACTTCAGAGAATTCAAAACGATCAATGGCGACTGATCCAGCCATTGCACGCGCTAGACCATCTAGATACCGAAAAGCCCGTAAGGCCGCGTATC